TTTAAAGGAACCACAAATATGCTTGAGGTCACAAAAACCGCAGTTCCAAGATTATGTTGGCCAATTTGGTTTGCAATACGTCTTTCAGATGCTGGGTAGATTGGATCATGATTGGTTTGAAGATTCTGAGGACTTCGAAAATAGATTAGACTACGGCAAACTGATGAAGCCAGGTTATTATGGCTCATTGACTCAGGAGTTTTCAGATCGTTTCAGTGCAGAAATATTCTCGAGGGGAAAAGATTTCGGTCAGCACATCCATTGCATTGAAGATGACAAAGCCAAGACTGCTTTGCCGGAATATTCGTTTTTAACAGAAGTGGCAGCAGGAAGCGTCAACAAGGTGGACGTACCTGATGCTGCAATTCAAGAAATCGAGTTGACAGCAATAAACAAAAAATTGGCATTCGCTTACATGACAGAAAAACAAGCGAAGAAATTCAGTACCAAAAAGGAGTTACACAGCCGCAGCCGAGTGTCAACAAAGAAAGAACTGGCAAATATGCGCAACTTGGTTCCCGGCAGTTTGGGTCTATACTATTGGAGTTGTGTAGTGAGTTCATTTGGTGAGACAAAATACCTTGACACGATGCGTCATTCACCGATAAATTATACGCAAGAACAGTTGACACGCAGGTTGAATTACATCAGGAACCAAGCAACGAATAGTTACGTAAGTTGCAGAGACTATGCCAATTATAATGTAGCACACAAACACGAGGATATCAAAGCGTACTATCGCGGTATGTTGGCTGGTTTGCCATATAACACGAGTGATGTGATTAGAAATGCGATCGTCAACGTTCTCACATGTTTGGATGACGTGCAAGTACACCATAAAGACTCCAATTATATTTGGAAACATGGTTTGATGACGGGTTGGCGGCACACAATGCTGATAAACACTGTCTTCAATGATGCGCTGGCTTCTGTAGCAAATCAGATGATGACAGAGAATATAGGTGCAAAAACGTTGGATTATCTGGTGCAAGGTGACGACACACTAGAATTGCATGATAGTCCTCTGGCAGCAGCACGGATTCAGGGGCTGTTGGACACAGT